CCCGCCGCGAGCGCGAAGGGGGGGTCGGCGCGGCCAGCAGGCCAGGGCCAGCACCGGCGCGGCCAGCAGCCTGTGTGCAACTTGCACGCGCCTGTGGATTGCTGGTTAGTGACTGCTTGCGCTCAATGCCGCATGGTTGCTGGAATCGGCTGATCGTTACCAAAAGCCTAATCGTTACATTGTCCATTATGTTAAGTTATTCCATGCCTGCACCAGTGCTTATGCACAGAAATGGCAGTTATCCACAGGCAATCCCATCTGATCTGTGGATAAGTAGTCACTTATTTGCTCTCGCCTGTGGATAACTCGGCCTCGATGACCTCTGCGTGGCGCAGCGCGTCCATGCGCATCGAGTGGATATTGACCTGGATCGCTGCCTGTTTGGTGCCGTAAACGCTCGGTTTCCACTTTTCCGCCAGCCATTGGCGCGTCTGGATGCGGACGCGAGCGTGCGCGGCGTGCTCGGGATCGGCGCTGTCTGCGATCGCCAGCGTCTCGCACGCAAGCTCATCGGCGGCTTTCGCCCGCGCACGCGCAATCATATCATCGCGGTCATTTGCTTCGATCCACTTCTCAAGCGCCCGGCGCCCGATCCCAAGCTCGTAACAAATCGCTGAGATCGGCTTGCCAGCCTCGAACATGGCAAAGACCATATCCTCTGGCAGTTCCTCGAGCAGCTCAAGATCCCGGCGCATCTTTGGTCTTCCAGCCATGTTTTTAGCCCTTTCCAGCGCGTTTAACGCGCTCAAGTACCCAACCCCAGCATTTGGCACAAAGTGCCTTAAATCGCTCGATTTTGTCCATGCTTAAATTTCTCCGCAGTTTTGCTGTCAAACATTTTAGGTTCCTTCGATGGTTGCGAGAGATCCAGATCATTGACAAAGTCATCAAAGCCTGTCTCTCCCCCCAACTTCTCCACCTTGACCACAACCGGGTCGTACTTAGCGTACCTGATCTTGGCCTCGACCACTGCCTGGTTGATCTCAGCCTCAATCAGCAGCTCGATCTCCTCCATGGTCCAAACATGCTGCCCGACAACATCTGGCCGGTTCTCCCGATACCAGGTTGCATCTTGCTTGGTGGCGACCACCACCATCAGCTTGCCATCTTTGCCAACGTGCTCAACCGCGCCCACGGCTGGCCGCACAGGCACTTCGTGCTGGACTGCCCAGGCCTCGAGCGCCTGGTAAGCCCTGACCATTCCTGCTGCTGACTTCTCCAACCTTTCCCGGTCCTTGTCCTGACAGGCCTGCCAGACCCTTTGCTGCTGCGCGTAAAACTTCTCCATGAAGTTAGCATCTGCCAACTTTTGCAACCGATCAGTTCCCCAACGCTTGTCGCAGTCCTTCTTCACTTCTTCCAACTTTGACAACCATGACCCCATCGCCAGCTCAAACTCTGTTGCTGGAAACTGCACCGCGATTCCGCGACTTGGCATCCGACTTTTGCCCTGACTGCTTTGCATTGGTTTCATTTCTTCCCTTTCCAATTAAATCGACTTCGGTGACCACGTTGGTGAGTGAGTGAATATGGGTGTCTTATAGACACACCCCATATTCACTCACCAAACTCCGCGCAACGTGTTTTCACCATATTCACCATATTCACGCCCATATTCACCATATTCACACCTCTTTTTGGGGGAAATGCTCCTCACCCCCTCCGAACCCCGGATCTGCCTGTAATTTAAGCATCGTGGCCTGATTCAACCACACAAAAATTACTTCTTTAGTGTCATAGGTTCCACCAATACCCCTGGCTACCAATTTCTCTCCAAAAGTCCTTGCTCCATCATCTCCCTGCCTCTTTGACAGTGCTTCCTGGTCGTTTCTTCTCCTCAACTCGTTGACGGCCTCCTTCCAATCTTCACGGGTCACAACCAACTGGTCATTGATTGCTGGCACCCGTCTTGACTTACTTGTCATCGCCATGAATAGAGCTTTCAGCGCATAACTGGCAAATATTCCCTTGTCGGTGACATCTGGCGGCTCTTTTGTTTCCTGACCTTTGCGTGCCTTTTCCATCTCCCCTGAGATGGTTTCGCGGTGCTTGATTGCGAGACTTTTGCTTGTGCTCATCTCACCCTCACGCAGCGGCAGCTCCACCTCAATGGCCTCAAACCCGTAGTTCTGACCGTCCTCACCGTCCTTTTGCTTTGACATGAGGATCAAGCCTTCACGGGTTTGCGGGAACCTGATGATCTCCATCTGGGTATCCACAGCGCCCAGCAGACTTGAATGCCCACGCAGCCCTTTTGTCGTGTCCTTGCCAGCATGGTGCAGCAGCATGAGGCTGCACTTGTACCTGTTTTGGATCTTTCCCGTGGCCTGGATAAAGGCACCCATGTCATCACTTGAGTTCTCATTTCCACCGCCAAATGCTCTTGCCAGGGTATCGATCACGATCATTCTGAGGTCAACGCCCAGCTCCTGCACCAGTTCATCGATTGCCAGGATCAGGTTGGTGAAGTCTTCCACGCTCGATCTGAGGTTGATCTGGGACCTGACAACGTACACCTGGGCCTCGTCTGGCGTGTTGTGGTGCTGCTTAATAGCTGCGATCCTGGCCCCGATACCCCCATGACCTTCCCCTGCGATGTACAAGACTGGCCCGGTGCCGTTGATCTTCTTGCCCAGCCAGTCACGTCCAGACGCTATGCACTCGGCAATGTCCATGGCAATGAATGACTTGAATGACGCTGGCGGCCCATACAGGGCCACAAAGGACTTCTCAGGGATCACGCCTTCGATCAACCAGTTGACGGGTTCGTCCTTGACTGACTGCCAGGACTCGATCTTGAATGGTTTGTACGTCTTGTCTGTCTCCTGGTGGACGTTGCCTGGTGCTGTTTGTGGTTGCACGGGTGATACTGTTTCTTGTCCCGCCACCAATCTTGCCGGGACCGTTACGTCATCTGCTGATGTCACCAGTGGGCTGACCTTTGCAAGCTCCACCAGTTCTTGCCGGGTGCCGCCCAAGACATTGACCCACTCCCAGGCGTCATCTGTTGTTGCTTCAACTGGCAGGTCCAAGATCCTGAGTGACTTCACCACCGGGACCAGGGCTGCGGCCACCTTGTGGGCGTACTTCCAACCCGCGAGATCGTTGTCTGGGACCATGATGACAACTGCCCCAGCAAAATACTGGGTTATCTCTTCGGGCCATGACCCTGATCCCGCATGAGCACTTGTGGCAATGACTCCAATCGATACCAGGGCATCGGCGGCCTTCTCTCCCTCAGTCAAGAAGATAGTCCTTCCCGCTGTCTTTGCGTTGAGCAGCTCGGGGAACCTGTACGGCACCAGGCGCGTGCCTGACATTGAGTACCTCTTCGCACCATCAGGGCCAATACTTACCAGTTTGTAATCCTTACCCTTGGCCGTGTTGGTCTTGTATCTTTGCTTGATGAAGAGCTGCTCGCCATACTCGTCCACATAGACCCACTCTTGATCCAAGACTGGTGCCTGGAGCGCTGGCAGTGGCTTGATCGATGCCAATGGGTCGCGGATCTCAATGTCTGGCAGCAGGCCGTAATCCCTGATGGCCGCAAAGAGTTCATGCTGATCGCAACCAGAGTGGCACTTAAAGAGGGGTTTGCCATCATCGCCATCACTGATGGATAGACTCGGGTTCTTGTCTCCATGACCCTGTCCATGCCCTGGCAATGGGCAACTCGCCAACCATCCTCTGCCTATCTTTTTGGCGTTGCCAAGCGCCTTTGCTATTTGTTCGGCTTGCATAATGTTTTTTCTTATTCAAGGATTAATGATTGCTGCGCTGTGCGAATGTTCTGCAATTCCATGTATGCAGGGTTCAGTTCACAGCCAATGTATTGCCGCCCAAGGTGCTGGGCCACTTGCGCCGTTGTGCCGCTTCCCATGAATGGGTCAAGCACTATGCCGCCAGCAGGTGCGCCAGCAAGGATGCAGGGTTCAATCAAGTCTGATGGGAATACTGCGAAATGTGCGCCAGCGTAGGGTTTGGTGGTCACTGTCCAAACGCTGCGCTTATTTCTCTTTTCATAAATTCCAGTTTTTGTGAATCCTGATGTTGTGTGCCGCATATCGCCGTTGTCTCTTTGACCCTTATGCTCAATCTTGTTTCTCTTTGCTTCTTGTTCTTCTGCTGTATTGATCGAATCATCCTTAATCGCATCGGCATCGTAGTAATACTTCTGCGACTTACTCATCAAGAAGATGTACTCATGCGCCTTGGTGCATCTGTCTTGCACGGACTCGGGCATCGGGTTTGGCTTGTGCCAAATAATGTCTTGGCGTAGATACCAACCATCAGCACGCAGTGCAAATGCCAGCATCCAAGGAATGCCGATCAAGTCTTTGTTTTTTAACCCAACTTCTAAAAGTTTTTTCCCAACATTTGACGCACCTTCATTGTTTTTTGTGCAATACATTTCACCGCGCACAATCTGGCCGCCTGTACCGTTTCGATTTCTGCCTGGTTGCGAATGGACGTAGCTATCCCCAATGTTCAGCCATAGCGTCCCATCATCCTCAAGCACATCCCACACACAGCGAAACACCTCAACCATTGCTTGGATGTATTCCTCGGGGGTTTCTTCTAGCCCTATCTGGCCTTCATGCCCATAGTCACGCAATCCAAAGTAGGGTGGGCTGGTCACGCAGGTTTGTGCTTTGATGCCTTGCTCTTTCCAGCGGCGCATGGTTTCTCTGCAATCTCCAAATTCAATCTTGTTCATATCCTTACTTCTTCTCCAATTTTTTAATTCTTTGCTCCAATTCGTACACCCGCCGCGCCAACATGAGCACCAGCAGTTGCCAGAATTCTTCTTTTGATTCCATAAGGGAAAAAAAAGCCGGGGACAAAGCCCCGGCCCTTAATTCGTTACGTCTTAGAACAGATCCTCGTCAGAGTGAACGGGGATAGGTGCAGCGTGCGCAGCCTTTGCGGGTGCCGGTGTTGGCGCCGGGAATGGATCAAACTCGGGAATTGGTGCAAAAGCCTCGGCATCCATGCCTGCTGGCCGGGCAATCCAACCCGTCAAGGTGAATGCCGGGATACGGGTTGTGCCCTTGCCGATCTTCTCCATGCGGCTGCCGGTGTACTCAATCACAGGGAGCTTGTCAAAGGTTGTGTCGTTACGCTGCTCAGCACATTGCTTGTACAAGGCCTCGAGTCCCATGTTGGGGCCAACGCCATTGCTGGACCACTCGACAGTGCCCAAGGCCTTTGAATAAAACTTCACAGAAAACCCGCGCTTGTGGTTTGCACTGGGTTGCGGACCCTTCTTGCCCAGGGCTGCATCAGGCTGCCAGTCACGCACGCCAACGCCCAGCTCGAGCCAGCCTGTTTGGACGTTGTCAATGTCAAAGACCACTTTGCCAAGTTGGATCTCTCCATCTTGATTGGTCCAGGCATTGGCTGCCGGGGAGAAACGCACGTAGGAGCCTGAGCCGCCACCAGAGGATAGATTTAGCATTTTGCTTTCGCTTTCAGAGTTATGTGACTTTCGTCACGGTTGGGGGAATGGGATTATTGGGCAAACTCAACGGCGCGGCCTAGAGTCAAACCCGTGGATTCTTTTGTGGTGAGGTCATCGACCATGGACTTCTTGTCCTTGCCCAGGAGCTTCTCGGCCAC